TTACTATGTTTAGAACTAAAGCATGGTTAAAAAAAATAAATCCATTACTTGATGTAAAAAAAATTAGAAAAGAATTAGTAGAAGATTTAAAATCTATTACGATAAATCATAAAAAGATAAATTATGATTTAGGTTATAAAGATGACGATGAACATTTATTAGAAATAAGCGCTTTTGATTTACATCTTGGTAAAATAGGTATTAGTAGTGATGAATATAGTTTAAAAATAGCAAGCGAAAGAATGATGAGCGCTGTTGAACATTTGTTAAAAAGAAGCAGTGGTTACTATATAAATCAAATATTACTTATAGTGGGTCATGACTTGTTAAATGCTGATGGTGATTGGCCAGTGCCTTCTACAACAAAAGGAACGCCACAGTTTAATACAGATAAACATTTAGATATTTATAGAGCTGCAAGAAAACTTTTAATAAGTGCTGTTAATTATTTAGCAGAGGTTGCTCCTGTGCACATAATGGTAGTACCAGGTAATCATGATAAAGAATCTATGATGCATATAGGCGATGCTTTAGAAATTTATTATGAAAATAGTGAAGACGTAAGTGTAGATAATGCTATGTGTCTAATGAAGGGATACCATTATGGCAAGTGTTTAGTTATTTCAGACCATGGTGATGGTGCGAAAGTAAACGATTTACCAGGAATAGTATCCCAACGTTATAGACATATATGGTCTCAAGTACGTCATGTTGAAGTACACAGAGGCCATCTACACACTAACAAATCAACTAAATTACAAGCAGTTGAAGAACTGCAAGGTTTAACTATACGCAATCTAAGCTCATTATCAGCCACTGATGAGTGGCATGATGCTAAAGGCTACATTGGAAATATTAAAAAAGCAAGCGCTTTTGTTTGGTCAAAATACAATGGATTACAAGCTAAGTTAAACTATAATGTTAAAATATAAATATCACGAAAGGGGGCAAAAGTATTAACTGTTGTGGCAATATCGCCTCTATGCCCCCAATCGCAATAACTTGTATTATACTAAGGTTATTTGTTTTTCTTCAACAACAGAACCTAGGAACTCATGACCATAATCAGGCCAAAAGTTTTTGTTTTTACAATCTGCATATAAATTAAGTTCGTTTCTATACAATGCTTGACCTTCAAAATAGGACTCTTGACCAAGTTGAAATACATTGATTGCCCATGGTGCTGATTTTTCTATTGCAACTATATAATATTTTTCTGCACCAACAGCATCCATATAAAAAGCTGCTTGTTTGTGATATTTAAATTTAAATATAGAATTAATAAAATTATTACTAGCATCATTGGTAGTTTTTAAATCAATAATTATTTTATTTACATCTGACATAATAATGTAGTCAATCATGCATTTGCATTTCATACCTGTAATTTCATCTTCAAAACAAACAATGCTTTCTGCTTGTCCATTTTTAAACAACTTGCTTATGTTTTTGTTTTTACTTAAAGACTGCGACATGCATTCTACTGTATCACTATCAGATTGTGTAAGTATTTGATTTTTATTATGTAGACTAATAAAGTTTTCCCAAATTTCTTTACCTGCTTTAGTTCTTTTATCTACATCAGGTGCTTTTACCCAATGTTTGTTGTACAATTCTGGTGTAAGAAACTTACAATGTAAAGCAGAACCAAGCTTCATAGCAGCTGATGGCTCAGGTTTATTCTGTAACCAGTGTTGTAAATATAGTGGTGATTTTTCTGATATTTTACTTAACATACTGTTTGTAACATATTCAGTATCTTGGTAATAATTATCGTGTGTAATTTTGTGGTTTGTAATTATTTTCATGTGTGTGTATTTATAACGTCAAGAAACCCTGCATAACAGGGAATCTTAACACTAATCAAAACTTTATGAAAACATTTCGGAATAGAAAAGTAAAACCGAAATGCAAAGTTAGTAATTTAATTTAATTATTCTTGATTTTCTTTTTCTTTTTCATCATACTGTAACATTAGCTTTAATGTTTCTGATGCATTTGGTATTTGCATAGCATAATTAAATAGATTTCTTTGAGGCTCTGTTTTAACAATGTTTTCTGCATTGCCTATATAATGTTTGTGAACCCATGTAAGCATCATAACCTCGTGATTATGTATAGTTTGATTCATTCCAGAAAGTAAATTATAAACAGATTCTTCAACTTTTACTTTTTTTCCATCAATTTCAATTTTCTTTTTTTTATTTAACATTTCTTTTAAGTTTATATTTAGTCATATCATTTTTTATGACGATTGTTTTTATTTTTATTACGTCTAAATCTATAGCACTTGTATTTTTTTTATAAACAATTTTATTATTGTGTTCAATCATACCGCTATATGGAAACCAATTATCTAAATCAAAATTTTTTTTGTATTTATAATTTAGATATTCTTCAAATAATACTCTTTTCCAAGCATTCATAGTATTGTTATGTATACACCAGCATTTTCTTTATCAATTTCATATAATTCAAATACAGGTATAAGTTGTGTACAATTATCATCATCTATCCAATTATATTTTACCATTAAATCTTGTATAGTTTGTGCAGGATTTATATAATCAAATTTTCTTCTACTGTCTCTTATAAATTTAAAAGATACATAACAAGGTTTGTCTTTTGTGTCGTATGTTTTTCTAAACTTAACAGCATTTTGTTTCATTTGCAAGCCTACTGCTTTGTAATATTTCATAACTGTTTTAGAGTTAATTAACATTTTACCAGTCCATCTTTTAGAATTTTTACTTGAAGGCACATTGCCTTTTATAAATACTTGCATATCTAAGCTGAGATGTCATTAGCCCGTTCTAGGACATATGGAGCTCCCTGTAGTGTCCCTACTTACGGTATTATACCTCACGATATAATTCATCTCAGCTCAAATATACAAAACTATATTAAAATGGTAGTGGGTCATTATCTGGATTAGCTTTGCTATGTTCTGCTACCAGGTAATCATACTGTTGTTTATCTTCATTTGATAGAGGTTTGTTATAATCTGGATTATAAGTTATTTGTTCTCCATCTTTACTACTCCAACGATAACGAATCATTTTACCAATTTTTGGTTCACCTGTTTCTTTATTAGTTGTTAAGTATTCTTCGTAAGTAAATACAACATTTACCCATTTGCCTATTACTTCATCAAAAGCGTCATTGTCTGTTGCAAAGTTTCTTACACCAGCATTAACCAAAAAATCTTTTAATGATTTTGCTTTCCATTCAGCAGATTTAGGTGAGTCTGTTTCTTTTATAACCCAAAACCTACACCTACCATTTTTATTATCATCTGTGACTACATCAAATTCTATATATGGCGAACCATTATAGTTTTCTTTTTGTTCTGATGTTGTCATGCCTACAACTTTACACCTATATGCGCCTTCAGTAACAAATTCTTTCATAGAATTGTTTTGTGCTTTAGGTTTAGTTGTATTTATACTATTTAAATTGAATGCTTTTATACTCATAATTTTATAATTTTAATGCTTTTTCTTGATGTGGTAACAAAGTATAGTTATCTATCTTTGATTTTACCAAATCTATTTTACCATCATTTACAGCTTTTAACATAGCGTTAAACTTTTCTTCAGATAAAACTTCTTTGGTAGTTGTTTTTTGCTGTGTTACAGCATTAGCAACTTCTTCATATGAAGCTACTGAAGTATCCAAGCCAATACCTAGATTAGCAAGTGCACGACCCCAAGCTGAGGTTTCGCAGTTTTCTATAAAAGATGTTTTATTAATAAAAGAAGAACCTTCTTTTTCTTGAGCATGACCTGTAGCTCTAATATTGCCTGCCTCATCAAATATAGTTGCTTTAAATGTACACCTATCATCTGATAGTTCTACTATGTCTGTTGACAAGCACCATCCTTTGTAGTTAGCTCTGAAATATTTAAGTCTTTCGTTAACTTCAACATACTCTTTACCTTTAATATTTACTGTTTTTAATTTAGTCATAATTTAGTTTTATATTTATTATAATTTTCAATAATTTTTTTACCTGTTCTGGTTGCCATAACAATTTTGACAAACCCTCTTATCATTACTGGCTTACCTCTAAGTAATAGAGTTATACCAATTTCTTTAAATACTGTTTTAATAACTTTTCTTACTAGTTTTTTTGGTAGTTTAGTATCATATGCAACTTCATCATAAATTTTATCTAGTTTAGATTTTGCCATATAACTTTTCTAATTAACATCATTACAAGAACTAATATAAAAAACATAATTAAAATAGGAATAATTTGTATCAATAATAACATAGCTGAACATATAGTTATAGCTGTGACTATTGGATTTTTTTTAATAAATTTAAAAGTCTTGTTCATATTCTATAAATTTTGTAAGATTTGATTTAAAACGTAAGCGCACAGAACCGATACCTATATTTCTACCTTTAGCAAAAATTATATCAGCTGTACCTCTTGTGTCATAACCTTTTTCATCTTGTGTTATACCATAATATTCTGGTCTGTATACAAAAGCAACAACATCTGCTGCTTGTTCTATTTCACCAGATTCTCTTAAATCTGACATAGTAGGCCTAGCGTCTGTTCTATTCATAACACCTCTGTTTAATTGACTTAATGCGACTATTGTTATATTTAGCTGCCTAGCCGTATTTTTTAAACTACGTACTACTTTGCTTACCTCTTGTTCTCTAGTTCCTGTTTTTGCATAAGAACTTATTAATTGTAAATAATCTACAAATACAATTTTTACTTTATCTGTCATTACATATTTTTTTATTTTATTTATTAAATATGTTAATGTTGTTTTTTTACATTCATCAATATTAAGTGGTAGTTTTTCTAATCTACCTATAGCAATATTAATTGTGTTATAATTTTCTTTTGATAAAGCACCTTGTTGTATATATTTATTATTTATTTCTGTTTCGCTTGATATTAACCTACTTAGTAATTGTGTGCCACTCATTTCATAAGAAAATATTAGTGTAGGTATACTGGCTTTAGCTGCATTGTGAGCCAATGCTAATGCAAAACTTGTTTTACCCATAGACGATGCACCGCCTATAATTACTAAATCTGTTTTTTGCCATCC